TAGATACTAAATTGGCCGATAGAGAACTGATTTCGCAACGTGGGGTTAATCCATTTTCACAAACAAGTTATGTAAATGATATAACAGCACGGGATATGTTTTTAAAACCTGTTAATACAACACAGGGTAGAAGTAAACAAACGGAAACAAATATGGAATAAATTTATATTTATATATATTATGAGAAAAACCTTAAATAGTGTATTTAGGATACGAACGTTAATTAACAATGATAATATAAAAAAATACGTAAAATATTATATAGAAAATAAAGACAAATTACCATGGGATTTAAAGGATAAACAGATTGGTGAATGGGACGTTAGTAGAGTAACGGATATGAATAGATTGTTTGATGGCCGTTATACATTTAATGAAGCTTAAATTTACTCCTTGTCAATTAAATTTTATCATATGAATAGCATGTTTATAAATTGTTATAGTTTTAATAGTCTATTAAATAAATGGGATGTTAGCAGGGTAACTGATATGGGTAGTATGTTTATGAATTGTTTTCATTTTAATCAACCGTTTTTTAACGAAGAGTTAAATAGAAATTGGAATGTTAGTAATGTAACAAATATGGATAGTATGTTTATGAATTGCCAGGTTTTTAATCAAGCGTTAGATAGTTGGAACGTTAGTAATGTTTTAGATATGAGTGAGATGTTTAAATATTGTGCAGATTTTAATCAACCGTTAAATAGTTGGACCATTAATCCTGAAGCAAATACATTTGAAATGTTCACTTCTCGTAACATGTTGGAAACAAATAGACCAACAATCCCACGAAGAGTTCCAAGAGTAACACAAGAACCAATAGTAACACAGGGTCCAAGAGTTGACGCACAACAAATTCATAAGGAAGCAACAAAAATTAAATACGATAAATTAAATGCGTTTTTATCCGAAAAAACAGGCAACCCAGTAATACCTAATATTTTAAATTATCCTAATTACATTAACCAGACAATAAACAATTTCATTAATGAAAGTAATGAATCAAAACAAACAAAAGCAGAACAACGAAATGGTCTTCAAGGAATTATGAATCAAAGATTAAATGGTTTTAATTACTATAATTTAGATTCTGATGTAAAAAATTCTATTTTTTATAGTTTGAATTATGTGAAACCACAATCACCTATATTTAAAAAAACATATATTGATACTTTTATTAAGGATTGCCAAGAAGCATATGAAGGGACTAATGGAATGACATGTGTAAAGGGAGCAATAGAAAGATTCGTATTTTCTTTAATTCCTGCTTGCACTGCTGCTCAAGACAATAATGATTGTAGTACAATTATTCCTTTAATTACAGGTCTTGAAGATTATATATTAGATTGGTTTAAATTACATTCACCCGGTTATTCAACTGGTTCCAGTAGTTCAATCGAAGAACCTTTTCCAAGCGATCCAGCCGAAAGAAAAGCAAATTTGAGACAATATTTATTAAAAAAATTACCTGGCCAAGAAGTAATGATAGATGAAGCAATAAAAACATGGGCGGATCATACGGAGTATGATGATGATGCCTTTAAGTATACTAATAAGGGAGGCAGAAGAAGAACGAAGAAACGAAGACAAAGAAGAACTACCAAAGGAAAGACAAATAAAAGAAAAACTATTAAACGAAGAACTACCAAAAGAAAGACAAGAAAAATGTAAAACGAAGTAATGTAAAACGAAGTAATGTAAAACGAAGTACTAGAAAACGAAGTAAATAATAATATGTATTAATAAAAATCTTAATATATATTATGAGAAAAACCTTAAATAGTGTATTTAGGATACGAACACGAATTAACAATGATAATATAAAAAAATACGTAAATACTTATTTAACAGATAAAAGTAGACTACCATGGGATTTAAAGAATAAACAGATTGATGAATGGGATGTTCATGAAGTAACGGATATGAGTGAATTATTTGCTGGTCGAGAAAATTTTAATGAACCATTAAATGATTGGAATGTCAGTAACGTAATTAATATGAATAAGATGTTTATTAATTGT